CGCGCCATGCACAGATTCTATAGTAATTGAACGTAGGTATTGCAATACAGACTTACCAACATCTGTATTAAACAAGGCAGCTACGTTTAAAGATATTTGTTTATCAATGTCTTGTGGGCGTTGATGTCCATCAAGACTGAGGTGGGCCTTCGTTGCCAATAGTAACTCCTGCTGCTTGTTGTTGCATTTGCTGTTGTTGCATAGCGTATTGTTGCGCCATCTGCACCAACTGTTGACGTTCATTTAAATCTCTTATGAGATTGTCTGGAACGCCAAACTTCTTAGCAAGGTAAACAGCAGTTTCTTCTGAGTTAATAAGAATGTTAGTTATCTCTGGGCCAAATCTTCCCTGCACCAACTCTAGGAATCTTGCAACTGAGGTAATGTCTTGGTTAGCTTGAGCCTGTGCCAGAGGTGAAACAGACCGTACCTTTACTTCTCTTCCATTAATTGTAGGCAGTTCTATTCTGCCTTGTTTCTTCAAAATATAAACTACACGTTGTAATACAGGCTGTACCAGTTCAGCTTGGAGTCTTCCAAAAGCAGAACCAATACGACGCGACAAATCTGCCATACGCTCTGCAACTTCTGTGGCAGAAGCTGGGGTTCTGTCAGGATTGCCAAGCATATCATTATACAAAGCCCTTTTAATATTTAATCTCATATCTGAAAGAACAAGATTAGCTACATCAAAGCTACCTGCTGCACGAATAGGCTGCAAGCCCATAGACCCTGCCGCTTTAGGTATGACCGTTCCCGGAACTAAATTAATTGTATCTGGGTTTACAACGCCATCATCATCCATTTGATATATGCCAGAAATTGCCATCTGTGCATTTTCAAGGATAAGTTCTATTGTTAGGTTAGTGGTTTTGATTGCACTAAGTGCATTGATAAGAGGCCCACGCCCATAAACTTCGCCAGCACATTTAGACCAACGAAAACATATAAAAGGATTAGAGCCAACGCCTGTATAACTTTCGTTAAAAATTGTTTCGCCAAGCATACATTCAATAACAAAAAACAAATGCGCTTCTTCGTTTTTCTTAGAGTAATCTCTACAAAGAACTTCTAACACTCTTGTTTTGTCATCTGGTGCGCGACTAATCTTGTCAGTCATTTTAGATGATAATGTTGCTTTTGGATACATAAGAGGGATGTCAGAGTTTCTAACCATACGCTCTCTAAACACATGATCAATACGGTCATCTGGCCCTGTATCAAGAACAATGTGAGGCAATGGAATAGCTGAGAACATTATAGGATTAATTGCATCGCCTTCAGATACAGACAACACTCCTGTACCAACAGCTAAATCCATAAAGGATTCATGTACTTCCTGACCAAAGTTAGAGTTTTGTATTACTTCAAATACATATTCTGTTACTTCATCAAGTTCGTTATTAACTTCATCGCGCGATTCTGTAGGCACTTCACTACCTGCTGTAAAGTCTGCCCAACGTGCAAAATTGGGAACAAGACCTTGCTGTAGCCTAGACGCAAACTCTTGTACGCCAACGACCGCAGTTTCATCAAATATCTTGTCATCCCTTCTTTGACCTGCTGCTTCATAGTAAAAAGACTCCCTTTGTGGCAGTGCATATTCATAACACTCTTCAAATAGGTCTACAAAATTTTGTCTGTGGCTTTTGGCTTTCTCATATTTTTTAAGATACTGCTTTGCAATATCATCTGTGCCACTAGCCATAATGGGTGCATTGTATAACATCAGTCTAGGTACTCATTAAAATATCCCATGCCGCCACGAGAACTTGTTAGTAATGAACGTCTGCCACGACCACCGCGACCTTTACCACCTATCAAAGTTAATTTTTCTTTTAAGCGGTCATCTCTAGTGCTTCTTGCATCTTCTGTTGCTCTATCGGAAGCAGCTTTTTGTTCTTCTGCTATTTGAGGGTCTGGCTGTATAACTGTTCTTTTTGGTCGGAATGGCCCTGCACACATATTAACCTCTACATCCTAGCCCATAGTCCTTGACGATTTCTTTGCTTGGGCTTTCTTGCAAAGACATCATACTCTTTTTTGGCATTAAAAGTTGTCAAAGGTTTTTGATTACTCATTAATTGCCTACCCTCACCAGCCCCCAACATTAAATATTGAAGTGCGTCATGAATATGAGAATACATATTTTTATCTGGCTTGTCAGCATATCTCTCACCAGATACTTCTATCCTCTTATAATGATACCCACCTTCAAAACCTTTTATAAGGCTGGGACACCTTCTGTCAATCAAGAAGCCAGAGCGTCCATCAACCATTTTATTTAATGACTGTGACACAGATTCGAGTCTCAAGTCTACTGAATTTGATGGAGCAGGTATTGCTCTAAGGCCAGAACCCCTAAGTATTTGAAAGGGAGTTGTCTCGTCTGTCTGTGCGCGGAAGTCACCAGCAGGGTCTCCAAATATATGCACTTCCTGATTGCCAAATCTTGTCGCTATCTCTTGTCTTAGTAACTCTGCAAACCTTACAATACCCATATCAATGGCAACAATCTCTGATTGTATTAGCCATCTGCCACGCACCTTTTGCCCAAAAACAGCAGCAGGTGTTAACCCAAAGTCAATGCCAATGTAAACAGGAACTCCATCTGCAATAGCTATTTCTTCTTTTGCTATATGCATTTCTGGTGCAAACATTGGGTATACAGGCTTGCCATCTTGTATACTTCCAAGTCTATTCATTACATAAACATCTATCCAACTTTTTGTCTTTCCTCTAATTAAGTTTGGATAGTAAGACTCCAACATATGTTTGCTGTTCTCAGCATTTTTATTAGGGCTATAATCAATAACAATACCTTCTTTATTAGTCTTTTCATTCATACCAGATGGTTGTGTGTAAAAATTCCAGTTGTCTGGTTTGACCAGCATCTTGGCTTGCTCTCTTGGAATGTGGTCAGGAATTGGTACTTCACCAGACATGATGGGCCACCAATGATCCTCTTCTGGCGCGTTGGTATCAGCAATAACCCCTGACCACGATGGCCCACCTTCACGCATGGATGGGAAGCGACCCACACGCATAGTACACGCATCAATAATAGATTTTGGAACCTCCCTCGCCTCGTTTATCCAGATACCTGTCAATTCTAGGGAGAGGAGTTTCTTGACATCTTCTGGTC